AACGAGGGATATGATCAGTACAGAAAACACCGTTGGAGTGCTGGGTTTAAAATTATCGGACTGATCGTTTTTATCACCATCATTAGCCTTGTGACACGGGCCGCACTACTCCCGTTTTGGGCTGCTCATACAGCAATGAACACAGCAACGGGCGTTGTTGAGCGTGTGGCCGATCCCGACAACGTCCTACAAAATTATGAATGGTTTAAACAAACGTATCGGGATGTCCTCGCCGCCGACACAAAAATATTAACCGCCGAACGAGAAAGGAGCGGCTTTGTCGAGTTTGCCGGGAACAGGGATAAGTGGTCATTTGAGGACAAGACGGAATATGCTCGTCTCGGTTCAATAGCAACCGGCCTTAAAAACCATCGAGAGGACTTGAAAGCGCAGTATAACGCACGATCCAAAATGCTAAACCGCAACATTTTCAAGGGGAAGGATGTGCCGTATGAAATCGAATAGGATTGTTATAATTATACTGCTTTGTGTTTCAATGATATTTTTGGTAAATGCTCGTTGTAATAATTCTGACGCGGCAAAATCAAGCCAAGCTGTTACTGCGGTACAGGCGAAAGACCAAGTAATAACAGCCAGTAATTTTGCCCGTCTCGCAAAGGCGGTGCCTGTTCCACAACTCAGCGATTCTCAAGAACGTCAAAACCTTGTTGAACGGTTGCAGCGATTCAATGTTTCTAATAAGATTAGCTATATCTATCTCGTGAATTATGGCAAGGTAATGGCGTTTTATACTGTAAAAGGTAAAGTATCATCGGTTAATTCCATGCTTACCTGTACAGAGCAGATTGTTGATAATGGTCATGATTATGATAGATACGAATCACACGCCGTTTCTTCTCCCGACCTCGACGGCTCTTATGGTTCGAATGGCGATGCGATATTCTTCTTTACAACGGAAAGCGTTTATGTCGAATGGAACGGTGATTATATGCTGGTTGACCAGCCGTTAAAATTGAGCACACCCCCTGAACTTGTTCGAGAGATAGATTAAAAAACCATATCAAGAACAGGAGGAAGCACAATGTCAGAAGAACGGAAAGTAAGAGAATTCGCAAAGTACGAATTTAACAGCAAAGAGCTTGCCGGGGTCGCCGCCGAACTCTCAGCCAAGTGCCAGCAAAAAGCCACCATCGAGGATGAAAAGAAGTCCGTTGCATCCACGTACAAGGCCCAGATCGACGGGATAGATGCAAAGGTCAACAAGCTGGCCACCAACTACAGCCTCGGATTCGAGTACCGGGATATCGATTGTTTCCTCACGCTCGATGACAAAAGGAAAGAACGGATATACGCCCGTTGCGATACCGGCGCCGTGGTAAAAACGGAACCGATGAGAGAAGAGGATTTTCAGGAGTGCATGAAATTCTCAGAGGGTGAAGCCGTTGAAGGTGAGGCGGTAGAAGTCGAAGGTGAACTGGTTGCCGCAGGGACGGAGTAAACTATAGGGGCTGTGGGAAAAAGCCTGTAGACTTGGTCGGTAAACATGTGCCGCAGGACAAAAAAAGCAAGTCCGATCAGCCCCTTTCAATAACAGAAGGAGAATATCATGGTACTGTTTAAAGTTTACACGAAAGAAACATCTGCAATGGTGCTGAATGGCGAAACCGTTGAGCTCATGCGCAACACCGGCCTCACCTTCGAATCAAAGAAGCAGTTTGAATCACATGCCCGGAAATTCGGTAAGGACTTCGCTGGCAAGACATGGGAACTCTGGTCCGAGCGTGGAAGTGGTGACCGGATTACATTCAAGGCCGTCACGCAGTACGAGATGGAGATGGTTCCCAAGGGCGGGGAGAAGGTACCTGAGAAGGCACCTGAAAAAGAGAGCGGTAAGGCTGCCGGAAAGAAAGGGAAGGAATAAAGCATGATCGCTGTCACCTACAACCAAAGCCGCAGATTCACCCTTGATATTATACCGACTGCTCAAATGCGTGACAAGATTGGTGTCCTTAAATCGAAAATGGGCCGTGTCCGGGGGATGTCATACAAAGCGAAAGAGCAGAAACAGGATGAATTCTATATCTCAGGTCTCCTTGCCGCTCACCGCCCGGAAACGCCCTTTGACTGCCCGATAGTCTTTGAAATGACAGCCTACATGCCGATACCGAAAAGTAAGCCAGACTGGTGGAAAGAAGCAGCCAGGAACGGCGTTATATTCCCGACACCCAAGCCTGACCTTGATAACATCCTGAAAAATATCAAAGACTGTATGACCAAAATGAATTACTGGCGCGATGATTCGCTGGTGATTGAAGAACATGCGTATGAACTCTATTCCGATCATCCCCGGTGGTTGATAAAATACACCCCGATATTCCAGCCGAGCAACAAGAAGGAATATGAGGAAATGAAAGCGTCAAGGTGAAAGATGTGTGACTGTGCGTGACCAAGGAGAGGTAAGAATGCGGTGGAAGAATATCCAGAAATATTGATTTTACAAGAGGAGGGGTAAATGACTGAATTTGACAAAAATTTAATGGGTCTTGCATTGGAATTACCGGAAGAAGTTTATAATAGCGCAATCCCAATCATCAGGGAAGAAATCAAACGCCTCAATCAGCTTCACCGCACAACTATCCATCCTGAGTTGGCGGAGGAATTGAAAGAAGTTATTAAACAGGTAGAGTATAAAGGAAAAGCCTGCCTGCCACGTACCCTTAATGCAGTTGACTCATTCGTCAAGGATTAATGCCTTATGAAAACATACTATGCTCTCGCAACATGTTCCGCTCTCGGCAGGCCGATTATACGCCCATTCTACTCAGTAGGGGACAGAAACGATTGGATCAAGAATGATCCCAGGAATCGTCGTTCCCTCACACCGGCAGAGCGGAAAGTATACAACCGGAATATCGAGTCAACCGTGATGGTGTAAAGAGTGAAAACACCTTGACATCGTAACGTTTCATCAATACGCTGATTCCGGGTACATTGTTGCTTCACCGGAAGACGGTCTCTTGCAGGCTTCACCCTCCAAGAGCATGCAGGGGGGCCGTCTTTAAAAACAGGACAACCATATTGGCAAAAGCAGGTAGAAAATCAGTATACGATCTCAAAGTCAAGCCACGCCTTGAAACAATACGTGCATGGAAAAGAAGGGGTTTGCTTGACAAACAGATATTTGAAAACCTCGGAATAAGCCACGAATCTTTTTATAAATACAAGCGAGAGCATGTTGAATTTACTGACGCATTAAAAGAAGGTTTGGATGATGCCATTGCCAATGTGGAAAATGCACACTACAAATCAGCAATAGGATTCGATTATGTGGAGCGGAAAATAGTAAAAGAACCGACCGGGGAAAAGGATGAAGACGGTAAGCCGATAGTGAAAAGGCGTATTGAAATAACCAGAAAGCGTGTTGCTCCAAACGTGACCGCTCAGATTCATTTCCTGAAGAACCGGAAAAGTGATGATTGGCACGACAGGAAAGAGTATGAACTGTACGGGAAAGACGGCAAGGATATCTCCATAAACGTGACTCATGAGAAACCAGAGGACGCACAACGATGAAATGGTTCGGCAACATCCTAAACAAAGCGGGATATGTGGCGTTTATATTCTTCTCGTATCAGCACAGTCCGATTATGAGGCGGCACGGCAGACGGCACGGTTAATCTGACTAAATGGCAATCCAAATAAAAATTGACCCGGGGATATACAATGAAGCATACTACCCATACCTATTTGATACCACCAGAATACAAATCTTCTTTGGTGGATCATCTTCGGGCAAAAGCTATTTCCTCGCACAGCGAACGATTGAAGACCTTCTCAGGGGCGGCAGAAACTACCTCATATGCCGTAATGTCGGCAACACAATCCGAACATCAGTGTTCAATGAGATCCTCAAAACCATTGGTTTCTATGGTGTCAATGACCTGTTTAAGGTCAATCGGTCCGATCTGGTTATCACCTGTATCAACGGGTATCAGATCATATTCAAGGGCCTTGACGACGTTCAGAAGATCAAATCGCTTACACCCGAAAAGGGTGTCATTACCGATATTTGGGCCGAAGAGGCCACCGAGACCGCATACAATGACATCAAGGACCTTGAAAAACGTCTCAGGGGCCGGTCGTCCGTACCGAAACGTATCACGCTCTCGTTCAACCCGATTGCCCGTACACACTGGCTGTTCAAGAAGTACTTTGCTGGCAAGTTCGGCGACAATGACAAAGTATATCACGACAAAGACCTCCTTATTCTCAAGACCACATACAAAGACAATAAATTCCTTGAAGCGGATGACATACGTGCCCTTGAGAACGAAACCGATTCGTACTACTACACTGTCTACACCCTCGGCAACTGGGGGACGCTCGGCGACCTCATATTCACCAACTGGAAGGTTGAGGACCTCACCTCCCTTATCACGCAGCTTACCGGCCGGAAGCATGGCCTTGACTTCGGGTATTCGAACGATCCGACAGCGTACACCTGCTCTGTCAGGCATGCGGGGCAGGGCCGGCCGAAGCTCTATATCATCAACGAGTGGTACGAACGGGGCGTTACCAATGATTTCATTGCACAAACGCTTTCCCCAATTGTCGGCAAGGATTATCTCCGGTGCGATTCAGCAGAGCCGAAGAGTATTGCGGAACTTAGACAATATGGTTTGCCGGGTGCCATGGCCGGAATCAAAGGGCCAGGCTCTATCAATTTCGGTATCCAGTGGCTCAAACAGCATGACATCATTGTCCACAAGGCTTGTCAGAACACAGTCAACGAATTGTCCCTCTACCAATGGCGTAAGAACAAGGACGGAGAGGCAATTAACGAACCCGTCGATAAATACAATCATGCCATTGACAGCATACGCTATGGGTGGAGTGCAGTCATATACGAAGAGCTTGAATACGAGCGCAGGAAACGCGAACTGAAAACACAACGACCAATGACAAAAGAAGAATTGGGGTTTTTCTAAGGAGCAACAAATGAAGATTGAAGAAATACTTGAACTCGATTTCGAAAAGGCCATAAACAAGCTCACAGTCGATGACGGGAAAGAGAAGAACGTCAAGGACTGGCAGGATCAGTACAATGGGCAGCATGCTATCCTGAAACGCCCGGACAAAACAATCGGCAAGGAAGACAAAAAGAAGACAGTTGTTGTTGTTAAGGACGTGGTGACATTCCAGAAGTACATCACGAATGTCGGCGTTTCTTTCCTATTTGGGAAAGCTGTTAGGCTGGTGAACAACACTGACGGAGATACGTCCGATAAGGCATTTGCATCGGTTCTGAAAGTGTGGAAGGACAATAAGCTTGAGTATTTCAACCGGAAACTCGCACGGAAAGTCGGGTCGGAAACAAAGGCCGCTGAACTCTGGTTTGTCAGGGGTGACGAAAAGGAAGAAGACGGAAAGAAAGTTCTCACCAATAAACAGATCAAGGTGCAACTGCTTTATACCGGGAAAGGTGACGATATATCCCCGCACTTCGACGATACCGGCGACATGGATGCGTTCCTTCGGAAGTACGAAACAACCGATGAAGCGGGCAAGAAAGTTCAACATGCCGATATTTACATGGTAGGGAAAACGATCTACGGCACAAAGGCAACGGGGGGGACATGGGACACGGGTGAAATACCAAACCCATATACCAAAATCCCGGTCATCTACTATGAGCAGAAAGAACCGGAGTGGGATGGTGTCCAGACGCTTATTGACAGGCTGGAAGAGATTGTGTCCCGCCTTGGTGATACCAATGACTATTTCGGTGATCCTGCGATAGTCACGAAGGGGAAAATAGCCTCAATGCCCGACAAGGGTGAAATCGGCAAGCTGTTTGCCCTTGAAGGTGTTCCTGGGGCTGATGGGAAAATCGAGTATGGCGATGTTGACTATATTACGTGGGAGCAGTCGCCTAATTCAGTCAAGCTTGAATATGACATCCTCACCGAGCTTATCTATTCCATGACAATGACACCCGATATTTCCTTCGACAACGTGAAAGAGCTTGGGGACATCTCCGGTATCGCATTGAAGATGATGTTCCTGGCCCCGATCCTCAAAGCCAACGACAAACAGGAGCTCTATGGTGAAGGACTTGACCGCAGGAATAACCTGATCAGGGATATGCTGAAGGTCGTGGATGTCGGGCAGGCTCCCGGTCTGGATGCGCTCGATATCGGTGTCGAGTTCCAGTCACCGCTCCCTGACAACCTCAAGGAAATGATCGACATTCTTTCCATTGCTACAGGCGGGGATCAGATCATGTCACGGGATACAGCAACGTCAAAGAATCCGCTCGTATCGAACCCGGAAGAAGAGAATACCAAGATCAAAGCTGAACAGGATGAAGGGGCGACACGGGCAAACAGTCTCATGAATGGCGCAAGCTACAATATGCCGGAGGAGTAAATGTCCAAGGATGAACAGTTTGAATATTTCAAGGAGCGGTGCTATCATTGGGCGCAGGAACTCGGTCTTGTCGGGTGGCGAATGCATTTCAGGCATGATGATATCGGTGACGCTTTTGCTCAATATGATTCGAATTATGATGGCAGGGCTGTTACCCTGACGCTGACAAACAATAATTTCAACAACAAAGATGGGATCGACCGCACAGCATTTCATGAACTTGTCCATGTGAAACTTCATGCACTCCAAATACTCGTTGACCAGCAGTACAACAGCCTGATTGAATCAGAAGAGCATGAAATCATCGGCGTGTTTGAACGGCTGTTATTCGGGTCGGAAGGGGAATAAATGAGTTTACTTGATTATTTAAGGGGTTTAGGAATGGAACCGGATAAGGCCCCTGAACACAGAGGTCATCATAGAGGCCCAAGGAAACCCTTTCCCAGCAATCACAGGCCACAG